CCCATACTTGGAGTTTAAAGCCTCAAGAACAATTGTCTTCAGGGGCTTCTTGAATTCATAGATTTTGTTAACAAACTCACGAATGTCTTTTTGTGGAACGGTATCGGGATTGCTTACCTGGAAAGTAGCATCCATTACGCTGGTTAAATCTACTTTATTCGCTAGCGCAAGGTAGGGTACCGCTGCAACAGCCTCTTTAAGAGAATCCTTAACAATCGGATCGGTAGCATAGATTTTAGATGCTAATGAAGAGATGTTATCATTATGATGCCACATCTTAGAGAATGACTCCTTAGCTTCAAGTAACTCCTTACGGACCAACTCTTTATCACAAACCATTTCGTATAAAGTTCTCTTAGAATTGATAGGAACTACAACAAATTCTTCCTTAAGATTCTTGATGTCTAGCTTAGGTAGGTCATAGGTATCACCTACTACCTTGGAGAGACGGAGTCCTTCAACTAATTTAGCGTTAGTTGAGAGAGTATCAACATTCTCTTCAAGGAATTTCTTGAGGAGTGGCAACGCTTCCCTAAACTTTTTATATGATTTGGTCTCGAAGATATTGTACGACTCGTTAAATCTGTCTAATCTCTTAGAAAGCTTCTTGCGGCTATTGCCAATTTGTGCCCTCATTGAGAAAGATTCTACGATCTTGTCGAAGTTAATTTCAGCACTATCATAACGGTCCGAAACAAGAGACTCCATAAATTTATGAACATTGGCTTCTACACGACTATCGATGGCGGCGTCGGAGGTAATAGTTTCTAAATCCTCCACGATGAAGTTCTCTAAGGTCAATCGCCCTTTAACCTCTCTATAATCACATGAAATTAAGTGATTACTCTCGGTTACATATGTAACATTCTTTTGAGAGTCATCAATATCAAAAATAACGAGATTCTCTCTTAGACGGCGACCTAAATAGTCGCCCGCCTCGGTAATGCGAGCAAAATTCTTGTCACGCGACACAAATAGATTTTTTAAATTCATAGTTCTTATTTTATATAGAGTTGTAGATGTTACTCTTTTTGGTTTTATTGACCGGCTTCTGGTTGTGGGGCTCCTCCTTCCGGAGGCATACCCGGTGCTCCCTCTTGTCCGGGAGGTGCTGCTTGTGCTGCTTGAGCTTCTGCTTGGGATTCTAATTCATTCTTCAATTGCTCAATTTCCATATCATTCAATTGATAGTAGTTTTTGTAGATGTACTCATCTGAGAACAACTCTAATCCTTTAACGGCTTGAACCACTCTGCTCTTCTGTTCCGCTAATTCCAGCTTTCTCTTCTCACTAAGGTCTGAAGGGGGAGCAAGTTTAATCTTAATAGGGTTAATCAAAGACTTGGGAAACTTACGTAGTTCTAAATGACGCTTGATTAAGGTCTCTAGGCACACTTCTGTGTCACGCTGTACGCGCATGACCGCTTTCGCGAACTTGGCATCTAGCTGTGATAAGTTAGCTTTACGCTCTGGAGATTTGTCCTTCTCTACAATGAAGTCTTTAGGAATCTTCATAGAAGCTAGTACCTTGTCACGGAAGTACCGCACGTCATCAATCTCACCTAGGTTCTGCGCACCAGGAAGTGTCTCGATTTTAGTGCCCTGACCATTTTTGATGGGTACAAAGAAGTCTTCCTCCGCAGAGAGGGGGTTGTACCTCTCATCGGCGTTCATACTTTCGTTGTTAAAGAATTTCTCCTTCTTAAACTTAGCTTTAATACGCTCCATGAACATTTCCACCTTAGTCTGCGGAAGGTTACCTGTGTCAATATAAAAGATACGGCGCTCAGGCGCTCTATGCAAGCGATAGATAAGCATCGCGTCTTCCATCATACGTAACGACTTCCAAGAGCGCACCCCAGGAGCACAGATAGACTTACCATAAGGGTAATAATTAGAATCAGAAGTGTGAAGTCTAAAATGGACAAGCTGGTTTCTATCAATTTGAATAGTGTTTTTCTTATCCAGTTTACCTCCTTGGTACTGCTGGGCTTGTGCCGTGCTTTGAGGAACTTCCTGTATAAACCCTTTAAGATACCCAAATCTATCTTCGCGACGGAAAATAAATACGGGGTTTAGGATTTTAAGCCGTTGGATACCAGCATCCGGATTATTCATATCCACGATATTTTCAATAAAACAATCACCATACTTACACATGTTACGGATAATATCCCACAAATACTTGTCTAGGTCGGTCTCCGACACAAAAGCGTCTACAGCAGCTTGTACGCGCTCATCTTCCGTTTCTACCGAAAGCATCTCCCCGTCAAGGTGAGTTTGGGTGGCATCGTCCGCGTAAATATCCAATGCGGCTCCGATTTCTGGATACTCGTCCATTTTCTCGTAATCGTGGTACCGCCTACGGCGTTCATACTCAACTTGAGGCAACCCGATTGCGCCCTTTACGACATTGACGGAACCTTGTATCGCACTGTCAGACTCCCCGTCCGCATGTTTTACAACGTCTCCCCGATAAGGGTCTTTGCTCGGGGGTCTTCCGGGCTTTCTTTTTGTGGTAAAAAAAGATTTAAAAAATGCTGCGAATCTGCCTGACAGGGGTGGTCCCTGCCCGAATGTGTTGGAGCCCGGGAATGAGGTATACCCCGCATTCTCATCTAGATTCTCATCTAGAAGCTCGTCTTTATCTTTATTGTCGTTTAAATCCATTTTCTATAATCTTCGAATTCTTGGTCCTTACTATATGTACCCCTTGAGAAACCTGCGGAACCTAAATCTTTTGACCCAGGTTCTACTAACTCCCCTCTCACAATAGGAATTGGGCTTTTAGCTACGATATCACCCATAACAGTAGCACCAATAGCCATACTCATAACTAAGTCGTCTGCAAAACCCTCTTCTGCTTGGATTTTACCAGTCTTACTTATTATAAAAGTAGTTAGTTCTTTAAAACTTCTATCTGAATTCACTTTTATTTTGGAAGTTTTCAAATTTTCTTGTAAGTTATTAAGAATTTGGTCTCTATTTTTATTATTTACAAGATATCCCATCTCTCCTTTTATATCTGTCCACATATTTTCATATTCGTGAACCTCAAATAGCTGTTCGATAAGAGCAAGACCTAACCCATTTCTCTCCGGGCACACATACGCTGTGTTATATTTTAATCCCTCGGCTGCGATAATCTTAGCGAAGTCGTTTAATCCAATACGGTTACTATAAAATTCCGCTACCTGCGTACCGTTATAAAGATTTATAATGTGGAATGCTGAGTAATCGCGATCCCTTCCAAAAGAGGAGTCTGCTGCTATCAGGTATGTATGGTAGGTCTGTGGCTCTTCCCATACCCTCATCATATTGTAATGTTTTTTGTAGTATTCTTCTGAGGTCTGAGTCTTAACTTTCTGAAGAGTTCCTCCGTCGATGAAGGTTTCGCCTGTTCCCAGAAACTCCCCCTCATACTCCTGAAGCCATGCCCGTTCCCCCACATTACTCCGTGTAGTTACCGCCCATTCCTCCGTATATTCAGGGTGTTCTCTCCAATGAATATCGATTGTATGGAAATTATTTTTTCCTAGTTCAGCATCATGATACAGTTCATAGTATAAGTTTGCCATGCCATTAACGGTGGAGAGGATAAATGCAGAACCACCTGTTGAAATAGTAGGATAGATAGCCATCCAGAACTCTGTCATTTTATCGATGAACGCAGCCTCATCTACAATTAGAAGGGAAACAGCTTCCCCACGACCCGCACCAGCAGGTTGGGACTTAATTTTGCTTCCGGTGGATAATTTTAAGACGTGCTTGTTTCTTTCTATCTCCTGTGGTTTTAACCACTTAGGCAAATCATCATACATACTCACCGCCCGGTCCAAGAAGTCCCGAGATTCCCGGTCACCGATGGAAACCACCATTACATTCTTATCCTCCTTAAAAATAATGTACCATAGTGCGTACGCCGCACAAATGGTGGTGGCTCCTGCCTGACGGAACTTCCGCATCAGATTAAAGCGGTGTTCTCCAAATTCCCTAACAATCCTTTCTTGAAATCTATAAAGATCGAACTTCACGCGCCCGCGCACGGGGTGAGTAATATACACGTAATTTCTGATAAAGTAGGTGGCGTCTTCACGACACTTTTTAATTTCAGATTTTAGTTCTTCAGGATTCATAAATTAACACTATTATATAGCATGAGGAAAGTTGCATTTATCCCTACCCGCGAGGAGAAGGACCGTCCCATCAAGACCTTTTTAGAAGAGGCAGGGTGGGAAGTTTATTATATCATAAAAGACTCTATTTTTGACGCATATACTTACGCAATAAAAAAATATGATTTGAAAGCTGCAGATAGAGTTGTTATGTGCCATGACGATATTGAGATTTTAACTTCCCCCCAAATCTTTAATGAAGTTGTTGATTCCAATATTACGGACAAAACCGGGTTCCTA